ATAAGTTGGTAATTCGAAATAAAGAACATTGTTGCTATTGCCGTTATAAGCACCGCTTATTCCTATTCCAGAAGAAGCACCAGCTGCTGCATAAGTTAATCCTGAACCAGATAGAGCCATAGCATTTAAAGAAGAAAATGCTGTTGCTAATGCTGAACCTCCACCTGCGTCTACTGTTTTAACTGATTTAGTAACATTAACTTTAGTATGTAATGTTCTGTTAGTTGCACTTGCTATTTTACCCATGTATGAAGATACAGAAGAATAAGCTTCAGACATTTGTGTTTGTATTACTTTACGTAATGATATAAAGTGTCTTGTTGCGTTGTTTCTTGCGTTAGAAGATTGAGTATTAACTACATTAGCTATAGATATCATTTTGCTAGTTACTACTTGTCTAGCTTCAGATAATTGTGTAGTTATTACTTTTTTGATTGATATGAATTTTTCAGTTACTATTTGTCTTGCATTAGTTGATTGATTCTTGATTATGTTTGACATATTAACAAACTGATTTCTAGTTATGTTTGTACAATTAAGCATTTGGTTACGCACAATGTTAGCTACGTTAACCATTTGATTACGCACTATATTAGCTATTCCTACAAAGTTTGATCTCGTAGAATCAGCCATCTTCTTACATGAATCAGTAATAGTACCACTTAATTTTGAATATTTTTCATTTAAATCATCAAGTGCGTCCATTAAATCATTCACTTCTTGTACATTACTAAAGCTCTTAGCATCTATAACATCATCAGCTTCTATCTTACCAGTTTCAGCATATTTTTTAGCAGCTTCTTCTAAATCACCACTAAACACTAATGCATAAAATTGTTCTGGTGTTATTTGACCAGATGCTAATTGTTGTCTTAATGCATCTATATATGTTTTGCCATCTTTTGAAGCGGTTTTATATACAGCATCAGAAGCTTCTAGTGAAGTCAATATTGAATCTACTGCTGAAGGATCAATAGTTCCATTCATAAGACCAGCTTCAATAGTATCATAATATGCTTTCGATGCTTTGTCTGCTGCACTTTTTGCTTTATCTATCATTTTTAGTTTTTCTAATAATGAATCAAAAGTATTTGGATCAATTTCACCATTAGCTAGTCGTGATTGTAATTCTGAGATGTACGCTTTGGTTGTTTTCCATGCGCCTTTTTTAGCTTGTTCTCCACGATCTAATGCTTTATTTATTTCTTTAGCAGCGTTCTTAGATATTTCACCGTCTTTAAGTCTTTTGCTAACTGTTTTTTTGTATACATCAGCAGTTTTATTACCTGCTTTTTGAGCTGCATCAATTTCGGCCGCATATGCTACATTCGTACTGTTACCTTTTTTGCCTTTAACCTGATCTCTAAAGTCGCCACCAGTCATACTAAATGTGTCAACTGTTTTCTTTTGTCCTTCTTCACCACCGCCTAGACCATCAAGTACTCCACCTAATGCTCCTAATCCTTTTTGAACTCCGCCAATAGTGAATCCTTTCATAAATGACCATCCTACAGTAGCACCTAATTCATATATATTATGATCATTTGCTGCTGCCCAAGCATTTATTACTTCATATATATCATCACAAGCAGTCTTGATTTTGTCGTGATTTTTACTAATACCATCGCCTATAGCTTCTAGTATTGTTAATCCAGCTTTTTTAACTTGGTCTTTATTCTTATGGATCCAGTCACATATTTTTCTTATAGCTTCACTAATAGCTGTAGTTAAGTCTTTTTTATTCTTTATAATCCCTTGACATATACCAGTTATAATATCAGTTCCTATTTGTAATATAGAATCAAGAGACCCGCCAGTTACAAATCTTTTAATTCCTTTTATAGCGTTTGTTATTGCTTCTGTTATATTAGGTATCGCAGATTTTACTTTCTTTTCTAGATTACTTAATCCTTTTTCAAATCCATCGAATGTGTATTCATTCTTATCTCCATTTCTCCATGTTTCAAAGAACTCGATTAATGCATCAGTAGCATTCATGATTGCTGGTTTCAACTTTTCGAATAATGCTATTAAACTATCTTCCATAGCACTTGATAAACCATAGAAAGCAGCTTTAGTTGTTTCATCCATAGCTTCAGCCATTCTTCTAGCGGCACCTTCAGTTATTTCAAGATTTCTTTTGTATTTCTTATACTCTTCATTGTTCATATGAGCTATTTCATAAACTTCATCATATGAATCTGCCAAGCCTATAGTTGCTAATTTATTTTTTATTTGTTCTTCAGTACAACCCCTAAATGTTTGTCTTAGATAGTCTACCTTATCTGCAAAACTTAAAGAATCGAATGATACTTCTTCAGCAGTTAGATCGTATTGTTTTAAGAAATCATTAGCTTGTTGAAGTGTTTTACATTCTTTTAGTTTGTTTTTAACGTATTCTTTTGTCATTAATACGCTTTGACCATGAGCTTTAGCGTATTCAATTGTGTGGTCGCTTAATCCTATAGTAGAATCATCTATTTTTTGTAATGTTTTATCTTCATCAAATAATTGATTTAAGTACTTACCGTCTATTTTAACATTTTTTGCATTTCCTATTGTTCTCCAGAATTCATCAACTTTACCAGTAGCATTGTCCATAGATTCAATAACATCTAGTAACTGTTCTACATTCTCTGCTGAAACTTTAGAATCGTTACCTAATAAAGATATAGCATATCCTAACTCTTTAGATGAAAGACCTAATGAAGTAGCAGATAACTCTGTTTCATCAAATACTTCTTTCATATGTTCTATACGCTCTTGGGCATCTTCTCCTATGACTCCCGTATCATGCATGTTTTGATTAAACATATGAACAGTTGAAGTAGAATCATCTATCTTACCAGATAATTCATCAAATTCTTTGTCTGTAGCATTTAATAAAGCCATAACACCTGGTAAAGCATTTTTACCTGCTATAGCAGTAATATAAGAAGCTTTTTGCGCTCTAGTCATGCCTTCCATACCTTTTTTAAGAGACTTAACAGTAGCTGCAAGGTCTATAGTTCCTTCTTTTGTTGTTTTTAAGTAGCCGTTTTGTTCGTTGTATTCTATGTTTAATGCTTTAAGTGCCTCTGCTTGTTTTTCTGTTGGTGATGCCATATTAGCTAATAAGTTTTTAAGTGACATACCTGCTTTAGACCCCTTAATACCAGCGTTCGCCATTAGGCCTATACAAGTAGAAAGGTCTGTCATATCAACGCCTAAAGCACCAGCTATTGAACCAACTTGTTTCATTGATTCACCGAAACCAACAACGTCTGTATTTGCATTAGTTATTGTTGCTGCTAATTTATCTGCAAAGTCGCCAGCTTGATTTGCTTGTAGTCCTAAAGCTGTTAAATCATCAGTCAAAATATCCGAAGCTGTTCCTAAATCAGTAGCCCCAATAGTAGCAAGATCCAATGTAGATTGTATACCGTTTAGCATTTCGTCAGCTGACCATCCCGCCATAGCCATGTACTCAAAAGCTTCCCCTACTTGAGTAGCAGAATATCTCGTAGAAGCTCCTAATTCTCTCGCTTTAGCAGTTAAAGTTTTATTGATATTTGCTGCCGCACTTCCTACTCCAGCAGAAATTGTAGTTACTTTCTTCATTTGGTCTTCGAAGTTAGCGCCTACTGTTATTAATGCACTTAATCTGAATTGGAATCCAGTCAATTCTGTAAATGCAGTTTTCATTCCATTGACTAAGCTTGTAAATCCATTAATTACAGGTTGCAATGTATTTTTAATATTATTTAGTCCTTCAAAGAAATTCTTTTTGCCTAAATCATATAGCTTCTTTAATCCTACAAAAAGAGCGGCTGTCTTTTTAATGTATCCAGGCATTAATGCAAATGCTGCTTTACCTGCATTCTTTAGTCCATCAAAAGCACTGCCGAAATCTTCACTTTCAAAAGCTTCATCAAGACCTTTAGCTAAATCTTTTATCTTTTCACTAAAGCTTTTGGTTGTCTTTTCTGCTTTTGTTTGTGCGTCGCTTACTTCTTTAGTAGCTTTAGCAGTACCTTTTAATTGTTCTCTAAGATTTCCTGTAGCACTTCTTAGTGTTTTAGTACCACTTACTAATTTCTTTGTTGAGTTACTTGCTTTTTCCGTATTGTTCTTTAATGTATCTTCTGCTTTAGCTTCGTCCTTAATAGCTTTAGTACTATCTTTAGTTGCTTTAGTTGAATCTTTTTGTGAAGAAGAGTATTTCTTTTGTTCTTGCTCTGCTTTTTTAAGCTCTTGATTAAGCATGTTTAATGCTTCTTTTTCAGCTTGAAGTTTTATACTAGCATCTACTATGCAATTTTTTAATCTTTCTATTTCTTTTCTAAAAGCTTCTTCTGTACGAGCTTGTTTTTCTGTCATTACTACAGACTCTTTTGATGATCCATTAAGTCTGTCTAATTGTTCTTTAAAGTCTTTAGATTCATTTGTTACTTGGTCAAGTCTGTTTTTGTATTCCTTTAGATTTTTTTCTGCATTATTTACTGCTCTGCCTTGTTTCTCAATCTGCATATTTATATTGCTTACTTTAAGTCCTGAATACGCTGAATTAAGACGTTTTATTTCTGATTCTAATCCTTTAAATTTATCTCTATTGTTGTTAAGTACAGTTGCTAATTGCTTATTACTATTAGCCATAGTTGTTACTGCTTTACTTGATGAAGCAATAGCTGTACCAGCAACTACAGCTTTAGTAGCTGTTCCTGCAAATGATGAATTAAGACTAACTGTTGTGCCTTTTAAGCTGTTTAACTTATTAGAAAGACCGCCTAATGCACTACCAGTTAATGATTTAATCTTATTACCGAAATTAGTAAATATGTTGCCAGATTTAGTACCTTCAGTATTAAGTCTTGTAGTAGAATCAACTAACTTTTGGAATGTTTGTTTAGCTGCATCAGATATTCTTGACTTTAAGTCTTTGAACTTATTACCTGTGTCTGATGCTTTAGATTTAACGGCATCTAATTTAGAAGATAGTGTACTAAATACACCTGATTTAATATTATTGATATTGTTCTTTATATTAGTAAATCCATTAGATACAGCAGGGCATTTATCTTTAATCTTATCTAAAGATGCTCTAACGGTTTCAATCGTTTTGGTAGATATGTTGTTTATTGCGTCCTTAATCTTAGTGAATCCACTTGCTACTGCTGGGCATTTATTATTTAATGTTGTTATGGATCTGGTCAACGCTTCAATCGTTTTAGTAGATATGCTGCTTAATACATTCTTTACGTTAGATAAGCTCTTAGATACAGTAGAAGCTCCTTTACTCATGCTAGTTAATGCTTTGTTTACTGCTTCTATAGATTTAGCTTTTAAGCTGTTTAATGTTTTTTGTAAAGATTGTAATGTTTTACTATTGTTTTTAACAGTCTTATTCATGTTGTCAAACTGTTTAACTACTTTATCTAATTTAGATTTGGCAATATCCTTTAAGCTCTTTGTGTTTTGTTGTAATTGTTTATCAACCTTTTTACTGCCTTTAATGATATTGTCAAACTGTTTATTTAAGTTCTTATCTATCTTAGATTTGCTTATCTTATCACTAGACTTCTTCATATTGTTTAGTGATTTAGTAGCATCTGATATCGCTTTTTTGAACTTCGAAGTGTTGGCTGTGATCTTAACATTAATTTTTTTATCCATGTCTACACCGCCTTTTATTTATTGTTTTCGTAATCATCAAATAAGTCTAATATTTCTTGTTTCTCTTTTTGTGTTACTTTCTTACCAGATTCATTATTAGCTTCATTTTTACTATTAAATGGATCAATAGGTTTGAACTTCTTATGTTTTGAACTACCTAAGAAGATACCTATTGCATTGAATGCAGCGTAATAATTAAGATAGTATAAATGTTCTTGTTCTTTTTCATAGCCTTCCAATGCGAGCCTAGCTTCTTTATAAGTTAGGTCATAAAAAATAATGGGCGACATTCCCATGCCGCCCACCAGTTTTCTAAATAAGTTTTCGACCATTTCTATAAACGAAGTGGGCTCATCTACTTTGCATCTTCAGCTTCGGCTTCATCTTTGTTTTCTCTGGAACCTAATGAAGCAGCTAAAGCTTCCATTACTAGCTCTAGTATGTCGCCCAATTCATGGTCGTCTTGTATATACTGATCCATTAAAGTACCAGCCTTATTTTGAGTTATCTTTTTGTCTCCACCTTTAAGTCCGAAATATACAAAATCTCTTATTGTTGGTAAGTCAAATGTTATTAACTCAAGATTCATTACGTCTATGCCTGCTTTAGTCATATCACATAATGTATTTATAGTATATTTTAATTCGTATTCTTCTTTTCCTATTCTGATTATTGTTCCAGTCATTGTCGTCTATCCTTTCGTTGTTATTGATTATTCGCCTGTTGGATTTGTAGTTACTTTATCTTCTAATTTACCAGCACCAGATAATTCCATAGAATATGTAGTTAAATCTTCGTATGGTGCGTCTAAGTCTAATGAAGTTATGTAAGCTTCACCTTCATAGTTAATTGTACCAGCTTCGTTTTTGAATACTGCTGTTATAGCTGTACTATCCATGAAAGCTTTTACTGCTGCTTTATATCCTTCGTCATTTACATATACAACACCATCACATGATGCGCTCCATTGTTTTGGTCCAGATATATTTATATACCAGTCACCAGAATCTTTACATGAAGCATCTATTGTATCTGCTGACATGCTTATAGTTGTGCTTTTTTGTCCGCCTATTTTAGTTGTTCCTGCGTATAATAAAAGGTCTACACCTCTGATTATTTTATCTTTGATTGTTGTTTCTGCCATTTATATCAAACCTTTCTTATTTCTTTTCGCATATCGTATATTTCATAACTATTAATGAATGTCTGTATGTCTCATCTACGTGGATACCTATTATCTCTCCACCTCTGTTATCAGAGACAGTAGTTATTTCATTACGTTCTAATTGTGGATACATAACAAATGTATCTGTCTCTATCTCATCAGATAATGCTTTTAAAACATCATCTGTAATTTGTAATACT